ATCTTCAAACGCCATAATTATTTAATTATTTTTTTTCTTAGCCGCTTCTCTTTTTTTTCTACTCTCAGCGTTAACCGTTTTCATATCGAGTTGCCTCTGCTCTCTATTAGCAGATGCTCTCCCCAACATTGTGTTTTCTCCTAAGGGTTTACTAAAAGCTGTATCATAGGTTGCCTGCCTCTCCGCCGCAGTTCTACCTTTTTTCAAAAACCCTGCTCTTTCGTTTCGGGCTTTTATCTGTTTATCGTATCGATCTTCAGCAGCAGATTTTCTTTTATTTCGTACACGCTTTAATTGGTCTCTAAAAATATTTATATCAGATTTTGAGGCTTTCATATCTTGAATACCTGTTACAGCCATAATTTTCCTACCTTTTTTGCCTCGTCTTCCAGTATCATGCCCAAAAGGGCGTAGATTCTGAGAAGTTTTCCGCAAACCACCCAAAGGTTTTATTGCCCCTTTATCAACTCCCAGTTTTGGATCTGCTCTACCAATAACAGCTATGCCAGATTCTGGTTTGCCTATTTCAACACGGGTGTTTTTTGCCCCCTTTAAATACTCAGTTGAGTCCATGATTTTGGAGGGATCGTAGTTTTTCTTTGTTTTCCTATTTTTACGTAGAAATTTAAATAAATCTAAGGCCATATTAGTAAAGTATTATTAAAATTAAAAGAGTCTTAATAATTTAATTTGTTGTCGCCTAAAGTCAAAAGGTCATTTTAGGGGTCCCCCCCCCCTCTATATATAACTTTCTTTAGAAGATCACGCACTTTCTACTGTACAGTAGAAACAGCGTGCATCGTATATTAAAGTTTACAGGTACCCCTCCCCCCTACTCACCTGTAATCTGAGAAGAGTGTAATATTTTAGTCAAATCTTTCATGGACTTAGAAGGTCCTGACATTCCATTTGACTGGTTTTTAGGGGGTTCTGTGGCAACAAGCCCAAGCCTTTGGCGTGCAACATCAATGCAAAGGAAAGCAGCATCCGCAATATCTGGAGATTTACCCAGTCTTGATTTAAAGTCTGGCTTGCCTTCTACTTTCATTTTTAATGAACCTGCCTTATACATATCAAAACGTCGGCCTGTCATTTCAGCCGCCAATTCATTAGATATGCCAAACAATTGCTTTGTTCTCATTAACTCTTTTCCCGCAAACCATAACTCACTACACCTGTTAGCATAAAGCTCTGTACCTATAAGTTTAGAATTTACAGAAACTTTCTTTTCTGACGGCTTACCTCCAAATGAAACCCTTAAAATGTTTAAAAGCCCCTCCGCTTCAATTATGTCGCAGAAAGGATTACCAGCACCCGTCGAGTCAACGGCAAGATTCGATGGGTCAATCTTTCTCTTCTGTAACTCCTCTCTCAACATCTTTACAATCTGATAAGAACGGGGGACCGCTGAGTTGGTGGCATCGTCTAAAAGGGCTATAAAGTCTTTTAATTCGCAGACGTAGTGTCCTGACTGGTCATACCCCACTAAACCAGTATATAAAACACACCTGTCCCCCCCATTACTAAAAGCAGGGTCAAGACCTGCACAGGCAACGGGGGTGCCCTTCCAAGCGACGGGACCCATTGAACCTGAACGTGCTATGCCCGTTTCACTATATATTGTTTCTTCTTCGTCAGATTCAAAGAATACTGCCGATACCATTCGTTTATATCCTCTACTATCAGTGCCTAACAATTCCCTATCTTCTGCTAGTTTTTCTTCCGTTGGGAGCCACGGGTATAGGGTTTCTCCCGCTAAAATGTTTGGTGACCTTTCACCATCCAGTCTTAAATAATGGCCTCCGTATTTTGTTTTCCATTCATCCGCATCGCTTTCTATAGAGTCCCACCCTTTTTCAGGTTGTGACCAAACCCCAAAAGCATCATATCTAGATGCGGGGTTACTCATACCTATTAACTGAAACCGTGGGTTTTTAGACAGGTTTGTTAGACCTGCCTGCAAAATACTCTCACTAAGCTCACTAAGCTCATCAGCAATAACAACGACGCTTTTCTGTTTTATTCCTATAAACTTACCAACTGCTGTTTTCTCTTTGCTTTTTTCACAAGCTATCAAGCTCAGTCCCGCTTTTTCTATTAAAGTTCCTTTTTCGTTTATATAAGCAACATTACCTATTGAATCCCGTATTCTGAACGGTGCACCATCTATGACAGTCATGAGACTAATTACTGAACCCCATATCCTTTTACGGGCTTCACGTAAGGTGGTGGATGTTAAGAGAACCAGCGTATCTCGCGGGGCGGCTAGCCAGCTAACAATGGCATATGCCGCCATAGTATGTGATTTGCCTGAGGATGCAGCACCCCCTATTGCTAAATATTTATCTTTGAGGGCGGCTTTAATCATAGCGTTAGCCCACGGGTGGCGCACCATTAATTTTTCAGGCAGGTTGTTGTTATTCCAAAGAACATCACATATTCTCCAAAAGTAATATTCTCTCGCCTGAATGTTAGAGTGATGAGCAAAGCCGTATAACAAAGCAGTAAGTGTGTTTGTGGGGGGGATTTTTAAACCTCCAATAATAGTTTTTTGTTCTTTTGAATCCAGATAGGGTTCGAGTTTATTTTTTTTGCTCATATAAAGTTGGAGAATTACAGTGAATTTAGTATATATTATATAACTTGTCTAAGGGTACAAAAAAATCAAAGCTATTAAAGAAGGCATTAGAATTATATAATGAAGATTATACTTTCGTAAATATTGCCAAAGAGGTTGGGGTCAATGTATCAACATTAAGGAGGTGGTTTAGAATAGAGGGGTTAGAGCCAAAAAAGAATCCCCATTCTTTAAACCCAAGACCCGACGATGAAGACCCTCTAAAAACAGCTTTAGAAAGCAACTTAGATAAAAAAACGCAAGAGGCTATAAGGATAGCTAAGATGGAGGCACGGGAGCAAGAGGATCGGGATATCCTTGAAACAGCCGAAGCAAGGAGTAGCCCTTCTGAGAAATACCAAAGCTATGTAGCTGCATCAGCTATACAAATTTTAAGGGACCATGTTAAAAATGTAAGAGGGCCGAGAACGATTAGAGAACTTAGCGAACTCGATCAAATAATTAGAAGGAACCTTAACATTGATAACAGAGGGGGCAGTGCTCCGCAGGGGTTACAAATAGACATAAACATTTTAAACAACACCAAGGCGGACGCTGGCGGTGGGGCTGTTAAAATAAAACCTAAAAAGGTAATTGATGTAACTCCTGAAGATTAATGAATTTTTTCGAAGACAGAATGTATGTTGTAAACCCCAAGGTTTTGATTAGAGAAAACCGAGAGGGTGATTTTCACTTCAGACAAGATTCTCTTAAAGGTACATATTTCAGAGTTTTCCCTTCTACTGCTAAAGAAATTATTTTCTTACAAAGAATTCGAAAAAATATAGAAGTCTATCTTCCTGCTGACGAAGAAGGTGGTTTAATTGTGCCCCCTCATTTGTTACCTGAATGACTGTAGTTGGAATAGATAACGGATTGAGTGGGGGTCTGGTAGCTTTTTGTGGGAAGGCCAACACAATACAGGATAAAATTTGTATGCCCACTAAAGAGAGGAGAGGTAAGTCAGAAGTAGATATTTATAAAGTAGATCAATGGGTGGAAAGTTTAAATTTAAGTAAAGAGGAAACAATAGTAGCTATAGAGGAGCCTTTAAGGCACGCAAAATCCTCCGCAGCTATGCGATCAATGGCTATTTCTTTCGGGAAGTTACTCGCGCTATGTGAGCTTCAGGAGTGGCCCTATCAATGCGTTCAAGTTAGAAGCTGGCAACATGCTATGTTAAACTACTTTAACAAGGGTCAATCTAAAGCCAAAGCCCTACAGGTGGCTACCCATTTAATGCCGGAAGAAAACTGGCTAAAAAGCAACAGATGTTCAAAACCTCATGATGGGCTGATTGATGCTTTTTTAATAGCCCGTTATGTATGGCGTAAAGAAAAGTATAGATAATTAAAAAAAAGTTTAGACAAATTAATTTTCCTATAGTATTAGGAAGTTAATGAAAACTTTATACCCTCCCCAACAAAAAGCAGCAGAACATTTTCTGGAGCTTTTAAAACAGGGTAGGCACACCCTTGATACAAGCGAAGTAGGGACAGGCAAAACAGTGGTTGCTGCATACCTAGCCAAACAGTTAGGTATGCGTATGGCCGTTATTTGTCCTAAAGCAGTCATAACTATGTGGGATAGGGAACTGATAGACATGGGGGTAGAGCCCGACTGCGTAATGAACTATGAAAAAATACGCACAGGTAAAACTGCTTTCTTGTCCAAAAAAGGTAAGAAGATAATGAAATGGTTATTTGAAGAACCTACTTTTATCGTTTTTGATGAGGTACATAAGTGCAAAGGCCCGTGGACCCAGAATGCTCAATTGTTAATTAGTCTTGTACAACAAGCGGGAGAAAACGGGCATATGATTCATGCCATGTCTGCTACAGCGGCTGAAGACCCTACTGAAATGAGGTCTTTGGGTTTTATGTTAGGCTTACACAAGCTCAATAAAAGACCAAACAGTTGGCATAGCTGGATGGGGAGGAATGGCTGTAGTGCGGATCACTGGGGTAAGTGGAAATTAATAAGTCGGAACAAACTGAAAGATGTACACTGCACACTGTATGGTGAGCAGGGGGCGGCGTATAGACTTACCATCAATGACTTTCCTGATTCATTTAAAGAGAACAGGGTATTTGTTGAAGCGTTGGAGTTTAAAGATTCAAAGAAGATATTAGAAGCTTATGATGACTACGGAGTTACTCCTGACATTGTAGAGCAGTTTTTAGAAAAAGGATCTGTAACTGAACACGAGTTCGATATTGTTAATATACTAAGAGCACGCCAACTGGCGGAGTCCTTAAAGGTTCCCGACATCGTTGAGATGACAGGAGACTTAATTGATCAGGGGAAGTCAGTAGTTATCTTTGTTAATTTTAGAGACACCGCACAGTCTCTAACAGAACAACTTGATTGCCTTAGTATTGTAGGAGGGCAAAATCAATTTCAAAGGCAGTCTCAAATAGATGATTTTATGTTGGACGAGAAACGGATCATTGTAGTTAATATAGCGGCAGGGGGGACGGGATTGAGTCTACATGATGCTCAGGGCCTCTATCCCAGAGTCTCATTAATTAGTCCCACCTTTTCAGCTAAAGATCATCTACAAGCATTAGGCAGGATTCATCGTAATGGTGCAAAAAGCCATGCTCTCCAAAAAGTCCTAGTGGCAGCAGGCAGTGTAGAAGAGACAGTTGTAAAATCAATAACCGCAAAGTTAGCTAATTTAAACACATTACATACAGGATCAAATGACTGAAACACCAGAACACAGCGAGGAGGCAAAATGAGTTATACAGAAAACGAAGACGCATTGAATGACCTAAATAATATTAGGGATTTCTTAAAAGAACGTGGCTTAATTGATGAGCCTTGTAAGGAAGGTAGTAAGTATACTATCGGAGATATTGTGGAAGACTTTGCTTACCTTGTAGATAAGGCTGTAAAAGCAAGAGTAGATAGGCAAATCCAAACAAAGAAGAATAAAGTATACCGAAACACAAAAGAGCATCTCAATAAACAATATGACGATATAGAAAAGGAGATGAGGACAGATGAGTTTAAGGCTAAATACAAATGCATCTTACCTGAACGTGTGACGTTTTCCGTTTGGTGGGACAGCTTTGAAGATGAAGACAGTTTGCTGTATGCAGACAGTTGGCCTTATGAGAAGAAAGGCGTTCGCGGGTCCGTTGAGTTCGAGCATGTTGACGAGGAGTGGGTGCACCGTAATTGGCACAACAAGAATTTATACGAGCTTTCACAAAAACTAACTGTAGATGACTTAGTACCAAGCGATATAATTTTATAATCAGAAAGGAAAACAAAGTGAGTAATACACCAGACCACGGAAGTAGAGGACACGCGGAATTTAGCCCCTCCAGTTTAAAATACGTTGCAGGATGTGCGGGGTATAAAAGTACTTCAGGTACTAACGCTGCTGCTGAGAAAGGAACAAGAATCCATGAAGCTTTAGAAGTAAGAGATCCTTCTGCATTGCATGATGAAGAAGAAGTTGAAATCTATGACCGCATTGTAGAGCAAGAGGCTGAATTCAACAAAAGCATTTTTGGTAATGAAGAGTTTGAGGAAATGAATGAGATACAAGTTAGTGTTGATCTTGGAGAGACCGCTACTTGGGGCACCTGCGACAGGTTTTTAGTTAGTGGCAATAAAGCCATCATGGCGGACTACAAAACAGGTATATCTGTTATAGACTCTCCAAGAGATAACTGGCAAGCAAAGGCATACACATTAGGGGCGTTCCAAGCTTTCCCTGAAGTTGAAGAAATAATTTTTGTTTTCTATATACCTGTACGAAACGAAGTGCTGCATGACTCTTTTACGAGAGATGATATAGCAGGGCTAACAAAGCAATTAAAAGATGTAATACTCAAGGGAGAAGAAATACGGCCTAAGTGGGAAAAGGGGGCCCCTGAGCTCGATGATCTTTCCCCCTCAGTAAATTGCAGGTTCTGTATGTTTGAGGATAGGTGCCCCGCCTGTGGAGCTGTAGCGATTAAAGTAGCTCAAAGACTGTCTATGTTGCCTGAAGAAGGAGTAGACATATCTAATCCTGAAGATCCTGAAGTCTTAGAGCAACTTTGGGTTGTAGCTAAGATTGTTAGCAACTGGGCTACCCGTATAAAAGCTAAGGCAGTTGACGTGGCTAAGGCAGGAAATCAGTTCCCTACCCTCAGATTAAAATCAATGGGGGCTACAAGATCTTGCTTAGATAACAAAAAATTAATCGAAATAGCAGAAAAATATAGTTTATCTCCTCAAGAAATAATCGATACTGTCCGAATGCCCTTAGGATCTATAGCAAAAGAAGTAAGTAAAAAAGCCCCTGAAGGAGAAAAGGGTCAGGCAGCACAAGATTTTCTTGCTGAGTTAGAAGAAGAAGATATAGTCAGCTACTCTGAAACAAGGTACACCTTGTCGGAAAAATAATTTTTGGACAACCAAAAAACTAAAACTAAAAATAAACATAAAAACATTAATCATTAAGCATGAGTTCAGTTAAAGAAAAAAAACAAAAAGAAGAAATAGTAAAAGCAGAAAGTGCACAAATAATTACAGGTCAGGCTAATAATGGTGGGTTTGTAGCTTCACTAGAGGATGTAGATATCCCTAGATTAAATGTTATTCAAAAGATGAGTAGCATTGAGGGCCCAGTAGGTGGAGTAGTAATTGATAAGTCAGAGGTCCTTTTTGAGAAAGGTGAAAGAGTCGATGTTATCATAGGCCACACAAAAAAGGGGTGGAGAGAAAATGTTCCATATGCTATGGACGAAATGCCAAGAATGGCTTGGAATGAATCTGAAAGAACGAAAATAGAAAATGATTCTGAATATGGCAGGATGGTTGTATTTGCTGACATCACATTCTTGGTACCACAACCTAAGGATGCCGACGGCGGCGACGGCGGAAATGATATCCACCAATATCCAATAGGGGGCCAAAACTATGCCCTTGGAGTTATTAACGTAAGCAAAGATGGGTATAAGTTTACTTATAAAAAACTTAACACGTTTCAGTTATTTAATAGCACGTTGCCAATAAGTGCAAAAGTCTGGTCTTTCGGTACCGAACTTATAACGAAAGGGCAGCATAGCTGGTTTGTACCAACTTTAAAGCCAACAAGCAAGAATGCCCCCGAAGAAGCCGTAGCCTTTAGTCAGCTTTTAAATAGTTAAAATTATGAGCGAATCAACAGATAAAACTAAAGAAATTGATACTGGAAATGTTAAAACCTTTACTGCAAATTCCAGTGATTCGGTTGAAATTCCAAGTCAGTACAAGCGAGTGATATCAGATCACCATAAAAGTTTGGCCGATATCAAAAAGGATCTAATAAATAAAACAGCTTTGTTAGTGGCGGAGCAAATGAAAATAGATTGTCTTCTTAATTTCTTTGACCGAGCCATAGACAAAGAGGTGTTGTTTAGTTCTTCTGATTCAGCTTCGTGGGTTGTTGATGATGGGGTTAACTCCTCAACTGTTAAAGAGGAACCAAATAATTCAGAGGCTAATACCGAAGAATAAATTTGCTGTGTATGCAAATAAGGGGAGTTTGTAGGTTCTTCCCTTATATAAAGTCCTGATGGTTGTGGGGCCATCAGGGCTACTCCTACCCTAATAGCCAATGATTACTTATGCCCTAGATTTCGAATCTTATTATGACAAGCACTGCTCTATACGAGTGCTTGGGCCTGTTGGATATTTTTCTCACCCTGATTTTGATCCATATCTTGTTAGTGTGGTGGGAGACGACGGATACGAATTTGTAGGAGACCCAAAAAAGTTTGACTGGTCTTTATTAGAAGGGAGCAGAGTTCTTTCTCACAACGCTTCCTTTGATCAGGGTCTTTATTTATTCGGAGTAAAGGAAAAATGGTGGCCCTCTGTGGACTACAAAGAATGGCACTGCACCGCAGATATGTCTGTTTGTTGTGGGCACCCTCGGTCTCTGAAAAAGGCTTCGGAAGAAGTTTTGAAAATTTCATTAAGCAAAGAAACCAGAGATGCTATGAGGGGTGTTGAGTGGAGCAAGATGGATAAAAAATTTAAAGAAGAAGTTTTAGAATATGCTACAAAAGACAGCGAATACTGTTTACAGCTATGGGAGCACCTTTCGGATTCGTGGTCTGAGAGGGAAAGAGAAATTAGCAGGGTAAATAGAGAGAGCTCTCAAAAAGGGTTACCTATTGATGTTGAGCTTTTGAGAAAGCAAAAGGAAAAAATAAACATACTTTTATTTGAAACGGAAAACACTATTCCTTGGATAGAGGAAGCCCCCATTCTATCTAGAAAAGCTTTTAATGCTGAGTGCCGGAAAGCGGGTGTGGAACCCCCAAATAGTTTAGCTTTAACCAATAAAGAGGCTAATGAGTGGATTAAAAAAAATGGTAAAGAGTACGTGTGGATTGAATCAGTTAGAAATTATAGAAGAGTTAATTCTGTAAAAAGGAAAATAGAAAGCTTTGAAAAAGCCACATACTCAGACCTAAGGTTTTATGGGAACATAATGTACTTCGGGGCTTCTGTTACAGGTAGGTTTAGTGGATCAGGTGGTAATTTAAATTTACAGAATTTACCTAGAGGCGAAATGTTTGGGTGTAATCTTAGACATTTAATTAAAGCTGAAGAGGGTAAAAAGATAATAGTAGCAGACCTTTCGCAAATTGAAGTTAGAACTTTATGTTGGCTTGCTAAGGACACAAAATCCTTAGAAAGGATCAAAAACTCAAAGGATATCTATGAAGCATTTGCAGTACAGTTTGGTTTATGGGAAGCAGATTCTAAGGAAGCTTTGAAAAAAGCAGACCCAGTTTTAAGGCACAAAGTCAAAGCAATGGTTTTGGGATGCGGTTATGGCGTTGGATACAAGAAGTTTTCAGATGTTTCAGGATTGTCATTAGAAGACTCTGAAGAAGCTGTAAGCTTATACCGTGGGAAAATGAGTTCCATAGTAGACTACTGGAATACTCTTAATAAGAACATGAGATCTTCAGAAAGAGCCACTCAAAACTTCGTGATCAAGTTGCCCTCTGGAAGGAATTTAAATTATGGAGTTATAACTCAAATGAAACGGGATAGATTTTATGAATACTACGGACTTGTAGTAAGGAACTCTGCCCGAAGACTAATGAAATTGTATGGGGGCCTTTTAGCAGAAAACGCTTCGCAGGCTTTAGCGAGAGATATTTTTTGTGATTCTATGCTCCGTATGGAGAGAAAAGGATTCAAAATAATTTGCCACGTTCATGACGAAGTCATAATCGAATGTGACGAAGCTAACTCAGAGGAAACCTTAGATAAGGTTATCTCTATAATGAAAACTCCTCCTTCATGGATACCTGACATACCGTTGGATGCTGAGGGACAAATATTAGAAAGGTACGACAAGTAAGATGTTTAGGTATATAAAAAATCACACCTCTAAAGACACTCACACATTTAAAGATCCCCTCAATGTTGAGACGGGTCTTTCATATGAAGACACAAAAAAGAAGTTCCCTACAAAACAAAAATTTAAAGAATGGGAAGCAGATTCTAAAACTGAATCTGTTTTTTATACTTTAGCCGAAGGCGATAGCCCTACAGAAAGGATTAGTAAAACTAATGAGGTGATTAAAATATATGGGGTCATTTTTGATTATGATGCTCCTGCTGAGTGGGATGTCATGCCAGAGCTAATACAATCTATAAAAGAAAAATACGCGGCTCCTACTTATATTAGTAAAACTTATTCTAACTACATTAGAACAGTTTTTCTTTTTGAGGGGCCTATATTTATTCCTGCCCCCATGTACGAAGGTTTTATCAAAAAGTTTGCGGAAAAAATTGGGGCTGAAAGGCACTTTGCGGGTTTCGATAATTGTTCTTACAAAGCTTCCCAAACATTTCACTTTGGATGGGATTGGAAAAAAGTAGGAGAGCCAGTAGAAGGAAGCGTTTATAAGTCCGTCCTATTTGATTGTGGGCTCAAAGATGCTCCTTCTTCTGAGGGAACCTCAATACCCTTAGAAAAAATATACGAGCAAATCCAAAAGGAGTACCCAAACAGATGGACGGGAGACTTTCAGGTAGGTTCTCGCGGCCCCTTGTTTTGGGTAGACCCCTTTAAACCCTCAGAGGGATGCCAAATTGCGGAAGATGGGATTATATGTTATTCAACAAGGGGCGGAAAGCCCTTTGTTACTTGGGTTGATTTATTTGGTAAAAAATTCGTTAAAGAATATGAGACCCAGAAGTTTGGTGTCCTTTATGATGAATTCTGGTATAATGGTAAAAACTATTATGCTCTAGACGAAGGGTTCCCCGTAACAATCCCTGAGAATCTTTTATCTCTAGAACTGAGGAGCAGAGGATTTTCGTTAAGAAATGGGAAGGGTAAAGCTCTGAACGAAGTAGAAATTGCGAGACTTGCTATTGCTAAACATAACAGAGTCACCGAAGTGGCCCCCTGTTTATGGAACGAAGAAAGAGTTGTTAGATACAACTCGAACAAAATTTTAAATAGTAGTAGCCTTTCCCCAGTGCTCCCAGCGGAAACTAGAGACCCATCAAAATGTTCTTTTTCTTTGAATTTTTTGGAGCAGCTTTTTGATAATGGACTAGACCACTTTTTCGCGTGGTGGCAAAGAGCCTATCTGTCAATTCTGAATAAAGAGAAAGCTCAAGGGCAGTGTTTTATTATTGTTGGAGGAACTAATAAAGGTAAGACTCTCTTATCAAACAAGTTCATAGGGGACTCGATGGGGGGTTTTGCAGATGCTAGTGATTACATTGCAGGCAACACTTCTTTTAATAAAGAACTGGCCGCTAAAGCAATATGGGTTGTTGACGACACTTTAAGTGCGGCATCCTTTCAAGACCAAAGAAAAGCTACGGAAATTAATAAGCGGATAGTAGCCAACCCTAAAATAGAATACAACGCTAAATATTGTGACCCTGTCACGGTGCCGTGGACAGGTAGAATTATAATGTCCTCAAACTTAGATGCAAACAGCTTGTCCGTTATCCCTGCCCTAGACTCCAGCAACTCTGATAAAATAATGGCTTTACTGGTGCATAAAAAAGCTACAAGTAACTTTCCCCCGAATGAAGTTTTAGAGGCTACTATTATAAAAGAAATGCCTTACCTGTTAAGAGAGCTTGTAGAAATGTCCATACCCCCAAGATTAAAAGGGTCAGAAAGATATGGTATTAAAGGTTATATAGACCCCCTTATTGCTGACGCAGCTTATGATAACTCAAGCAGGAGCTCAATAGCTGAGTTAATAGACTGGTTTTGTAAACACGCAAGAAGTTCTTTAAATGTAGACGAGGTAGACGTTTGGCATGGGACCTTAACCGAATTACAATCTTTGATTTTAAGCCTTAATGATGGCAGACATATTGGCCTGTCACATAACCAAGAATTACTTAGGAGAGGGATGCATTCTTTAGAAGAGACTACATTTAATAGCAATATCAGACCTGTAAAATCCCACGGAAAGGGAGGGGGTAAAATATGGTCGATTGATCTTGATTCTAAGTATGACCTAGGCAAAAGTATGATTGATGACTGAGAAACAAATTTTAGCCTTTGCAGAGGTTCATTTCCCTGATGAAGAAATTGTTTGGCCTACAGGTTTTGAAAAAGCATTAATAGGGATAACCGCTGAAGATGAATCTGTTAAAGCAGTTATATCGGTTAATAAATGTATAGATATACTTGCTGAGGATATGTCTAGACAAGAAGCTGATGAATATTTTTGGTTTAATATAGCAGGGAGCCACATGGGTAAACACTCTCCTCTCTACATATATTGCCCTCCTAAAGAAGGAGAAGCCCTTAGTCCTTACGAATAAAAGTTTCAGGCACTTCTAAGTTTTTTATTTTTATGTGGTACCCCGATACCCTATAAACAAAACCTTCTTCATCTGTCTCATTTTTCTTTTTAAAGGCAGCTTTTTTGAAAAAGTCTTCTTTTGTAATCCAACCTACAATCCACACATACCTCAAGTCTTTAGATACTCGTGTGAAAAAATAAACATTATTTGCAGGATTAATATTTTCAGGGCCATTCACCGAAGCAATATAATGATCTTTGGGACACCCTGCACAGGTCTTACTTTTTACTTCAATTTTATTTTTGCCTTTAACTAAATCGTATTTAAAAACTTTATTCCCCACATATTTGGATCTTGGGATAAACCTATTGACGGCAATCTCCCCTAAAAACCCCACCATTCGGCCTCCCCCACGAGTAAATGAATTAGGTAGCACACCCATTTCATCACTCATCTTATGGGCCCTATCAATATCCTTACCTTTTATTGAATACCTTAGGACCCTGCCCTTACTACCAATAGATGGGTCTTCCTCAAAATTTTTCATATTTTTATTTTCCTCAGAAACCCCTCCCAAGCGGGAAAAAATATTTCTTCCATACAACGGACAACGGCTTCCTGATCATAGTTTTCAAGCCACCCAACTCCACTTATAAGCAGACTGGCCTCCATTATTTCATGCCTGATTGTGTTTAGAAGGACTTTCCCTTTTAGATTCTTATTAATCTCAATGATTTTTTTGTCGTGTAAGTACAATCCAAAATCAGGGGTATCCCCATTGAACGGAACAAGTTTAAGTTTTATTCTTTGTCCTGCAATTGATACTGTTTTTGGGGCCTGCACATCACCACCTTTCTGAAAGTTCTTTGTAAAGGGTTAGTCCTCCTGCAATAGCGTCTGCCACTCCTTCTTTATGCTTTAAGGCGAGCTCCCAGTCCTCTTGATTACTACCAAAAAATGGTTCTGCAATACAGGCTGGCATACAAGTAGCTCTGAGGAACATAGCTCCTCTGCTACCTTTCTGTCTGGCTTTGATGCCCCTGCTTGTTAATAAAGGAAAAGAGTCTTCAAATGAGTCGCGTAAGGAACGGGCTAGTAACCTGCCTTTTTCTGAGGTATTCCAGTACAGCCACTCATGTCCTGTGGCTTTAGGCGTGGCGGAATTAAAGTGAAGCTCAACTGCTACATCTACGCGATCATCGTGGAGCTTCTTAGCTAACCAGCGCATAGAACTGACATACCCATTACCCTTATATGTAGGGTATACCCTATGGGGTTGACGGAGTTTGTCTCCAATCATCTCAGCAAGTTCGGAATTATAATCCCACTCGCT